GGCGATGGCGGTGATGCGGATGAATAAAAGACAGCTTGAAGTCCTGAAAATGCAGATTCAAAATGAGAAAAAGGTCATCCAGCTTTTAAAGCGTGTTTATCAGCAGGCATCTATGGATTGCGAGCGAAAGATCAGGGAGCTGGCAGGGCGTACCGATATGGAGAACCTGCAATCTATCATCTACCAGAAACAATATCAGGAAGCGCTGAAAAAGCAGCTTGACGGGATTTTAGATACCTTACAGAATAAAGAATTTGAAAGTATAGCGGAATATCTTACTGGATGTTATGAAGATGGTTTTTTAGGGACTCTTTATGATATCCATGGTCAGGGTATTCCGCTCATTTTTCCAATTGACCAGGGACAGGTAGTGAAAGCAGTTCAGGTAGACAGTAAAATATCCACAGATCTGTATACCAGGCTTGGAGAAGATGTGAATCATCTGAAAAAGTCAATCCGGGCTGAACTTTCCAGAGGCATTTCAAACGGGTCTACATGGGCTGAGATAGCAACCCACATTGCATATGGCATGAATAGTCCTTTTCGTAAAGCAATGAATCATACGATGAGGATTGCAAGGACGGAAGGGCATAGGATACAGAATCAGGCGCAGATGGATACGCTGAACAAGGCAAAGGAAAAAGGTGCTGATATTGTGAAGCAGTGGAATTCAACGCTTGACGATCGCACAAGGGAATCACACAGGATCCTTGACGGACAGATCAGGGAGATTGATGGATATTTTGAAGTGAACGGCCACAAGGCAAAATATCCTGGAGGTTTCGGCGTAGCATCCGAAGATATACATTGCCGCTGCTGCATGCTGCAAAGGGCAAAATGGGCATTAGATCAGGATGAACTGGACACGCTGAAAGATCGAGCTGCGTATTTTGGACTCGACAAAACGAAAGATTTTGAGGAATTCAAGAATAAGTATTTGCAGGTTCCGGATAATGCTGATAAAATAAATATAAACAGTGGGGACTGGCAGGGATTGAACTTTCCGCAGAATTACAAGACGAAAAAGGAGGCAGTCAATGCTCTGTCAGATAAATACGGTATTGCGTTTTCTGATTCAAGAAAATATCCGATTGATGAAGGAATACTTTGTGATGCAGTCAGTTGGATAGATGCCTTCGCAGGGGAATACCCAGGCTTTGTGCAGTCTAATCCGGCAAAACTTCCTAAACTGGTTGTAAAAGCGCCTTCCGGGATGAAAAATGCTGTGGGATATTTTCAGTATTACCGCAATGGCACGCCTGTTGAAATGGCGCTAAACGGTAAATATCATTCGGACAGGGATTTTTTCGAAAAATATGTGGAGCATACTGTTAAAAGCGCCCATTCTGTGGCGAATGCAACTACACGAAAAACATTTGTTCATGAGTATGGCCATTATGTGTCTAACAGCATGCGTCAAATAAATAATGGAAGTTGGGAACATGATTTTATTCAGGAATGTGTTGACGAGTATAAGAAAATACATCCGGAATACAAAAGAACAACTTACATAGGGCTCCAAAAAGATTGTGGTGAGGTCAGCACATATGGGATGACCTCCGAATCAGAATGTTTTGCTGAAACTTTTGCCGAATATTTCGGTGGCAAGGATCCACGAGAATTTGCAAAGATTTTTGGAAGGAAACTGAACGAATTGCTGAAAGGAGTGAAGTGATATGTTACCAAAAGACAGAATAGAATCTCTGTCAGATGAGATAAGCGAATACGAATATATTGATGATGATACTGAAAAATGGTGTATCAGGGATGACGCGCCGGATTGGGCAAAGAAAAAATTCAAAGAATTGCGGGAGATGGTAGAACCTGTCCCTGATGAAAACGGCATAATAACGCAGTACTGACCAGCAGTCTGAGGAGGTAGCAGCATGGCAAGGGATGACTATCATGTGATCGTATACCAGGTACTGGCGTATTTATACCAATGCCTGAAAAACGGAAGCCCGGTGGACGTGTCTATGTTAGTGCCGGGAAGTATATTGCTTAAGCAGTTAAACGAACATTACTGGGCGTACATCATATACAACATGTCTGAAACTGGATTTATAGACGGTGTAGTTTTCGCAAGGCTTGACGGAATGCGGACGCCGCATCCTGTAGATTTAAAAGACTGTTACATTACGCCGCGGGGAATTGAATACCTATGTGATAATTCGTTCATGGAGAAAGCAAAGGCTTTCCTGAAAGATATGAAAGAGATCACGCCCTTTATTTAAAATTAAAGTATGGGTTAATTAAGATCGTATGAATAAATACGGTCTTTTTTATATGTCCGAAAAGGCTCATGACATTTAAACTGCTGCCAAAATGATCCCCTGCAACATGGGAAGAAAACTGTTGACCGTAAGACACGCAGTCTTCGGAGAAAGGAAGGAAAGATGAAACTGCAGGATTTACTTGGAGAAGAATTGTATGCGCAGGTACAGGCAAAGATTGACGAGGTGAACGGTAAGGAGCCGGATAAATTAAAGCATATCAGATATGCAGACCTGTCAGAAGGGGAATATGTATCAAAGGCAAAATATACAGCATTGGATGCAGAAAACCAGACGAACACGAACAAATTGACGGAAGCGAACAGCCTGATCCAGCAGCTGCAGAAAGCAGCAAAGGGTGACGAAGCCCTTCAAGGCCAGGTGACTGCTTATCAGACGAAGGTGCAGGAACTGGAAGCGGAGCTTGCACAGACGAAGATTGATGCCGCTATCAAGGTCGGCCTGCTGGCAGAAGACGCTCTTGATGTAGATTACCTGACTTTCAAGCTGAAAGAAAAAGGTGAAAAGATTGAACTGGATGAACAGGGGAATATCAAAGGATGGAATGATAAAGTAGCCGCTCTGAAAACTCAGCTTCCCGGTCAGTTCCAGAGTAAGGGGAAAGGCGGGTATGAAGGATTCAGGCCCCTGGATAAGGATGGGCAGCAAAGCCAGAATCAGGGTATGACAAAAGCAGAGCTGTTGAAAAAGCCATATGCGGAGCAGGTGAAGTTCTTCAATGAAAATCCAGATGCTTATAACGAGATTATGAAAGGTTAAAAAGGTGAATAAGAATGGCAGTTACAAAAATTGCGGATATTATAAATCCGGAAGTTATGGCGAACATGATTGAAGCAAAAATTGAAGCACAGTGCAAGATCACTCCCTATGCGCATGTGAATACGGATCTGCAGGGAGTTCCTGGAGATACACTGACCGTACCCAGCTGGAATTATATCGGCGATGCGGATGATTTTGATCCGGAAAACACCGATGGGAAGGAAATTGACACTACAAAGCTCACTGCATCCAGTACCAAATTTACGGTCAAGTGCGCAGGTAAGTCCGTTGCTATTTTGCAGACCGCGATCAACAGTGGCCTGGGTGATCCGGTAGGTCAGGCGAATCTGCAGCTTGCAAAGTCTATCGTAAATAAAATTGACAATGATGTTATGGATGCGGCATATACCTGCAAGAATGTACATGATCCAGGCGTTGTGATCGGCTATAAAGGTGTGGTTGATGCGGTTTCAAAATTCGAGGATGAAGAGGACGGCGTTGATAAGGTCATGTTCATCCATCCCAATCAGGAAGCAACCCTCCTGAAAGATCCGGATTTTCTTTCTGCTGATAAGTTTACGGGCGGTGTGGCTGTAAATGGCTCTATTGGAAAGATTGCCGGGTGCTGGGTGAAAAAGTCCCTGAAAGTGAAGATGAATGAGGAAAGCGGTACAAAGGGGCAGGATGGGTATGTTGCCGCCGGGACCTTTTACCTGAACCCGATCATCAAGACGGAGCCTGATTCTGCTGAAACAGAGTATACAGAAGATGAACTTCCTGCACTGACGATCTTCCTGAAAAAGGATACGCAGGTTGATCATGAGTGGTTTCCAAAGAAGCAGCGTCATGATATTACCGCCGCAAAGTATTACGGCGTAGCCCTGACCAATGCTGCAAAGGTAGTGATTGCAAAGTTTTCAAAAGCGGCAGTTGTTTAAAATGAAAGGTGGTGAGCCTGATGATTGTACCAGTTGAGGAATTGTTTGAAATGCCTGATTTTTCTGGAAAATCAGAAAAATCATTGAAGCGGAAATTGAACG